TCCTGCCAACGCGCCGACAATGAACGTCGCTATCGGGTTGATCAACTTAAAAAACTCAGCGTCGTTAGGGGACTGCCCCTCCATTGGCTGCGATACAAACACCAACGAGTATAGCACAGTCGCAACGATAAACGTAAGCGTCAGCGACAGGACGATGCCGACGATGAACCGCAGCAGTTCCTCTGGCGACCATTCGTTAGTCGGCTTCATTTTCTTCACCCGTATTTATTAGCCATTCGGTGCAGTAGCCCATAGCGATGCACTTGGGCTTCTTGCAGATTTCCTGCTGCCAGTTCGCAGGGTCTTGGCAATCGTAGCGGTAGCGGTCTTGGCAGCCCATCAGCGCCAGCGCCGCTAGTAGTAAGCTGACTACGCGCATACGCTCTCCTTAGACACCTTTTTGCAGGATGCTTACCAATATGCCAATCAGCAGCACAATGATCGTACCTGTCGCGGTCATACCTACGGTTTCAAGACGCTTGAGCCGCGCACAGATACTTTCGTACCGGAACGTGCAGACTTGTTCATGCGTGTTAAGTTGCGCTTGTGTTTCATTAATAGTAGCCATGAAAGTGCTTTCTAGTTAAAAACCCATGCGGCGACGTTCTGCCGCTTTCTTAGCCCGATCTTGCGCCAATACGTTTTGCTGTACAGCCGGCGAAGCCACAAAGTAACCGGAGCCGCCGGGCTTTATGCCGCCGCCCGGCTGGGCTGCGCTGACAAGCGCACGTTTTCCCTGACCCTTGGTCATTTGGTTTGCGATACCTTTTGCGGTTGATGTGGCACCTGCAACTGTTGCCGTAGTCATTGGCGCCATATAGCCCGCGCCACCATAACCTAAAAGTTTTGGCATCCCAAACAAAGTTGCGCTAGGCGCCAGTTTTCCAAGCGCGGCAAAAACCTTTTGCGTGGCGGTTCCGTTGGCCACCTGTTTGATTAGCTTCTGCGTCGGGGCATCAAACTTTGACAGTTTACGTGGGTCTTTTGCTATCTTACCAAACTCATCCCGAAGTGCTTGCGGAAAGTCTTTGTTAGAATTTAATGCGTCAGATGTGGCGGTTGCTTTTGTAAACGCGTTCTCTAACGTTTCAGTCCGATAGCCTCTTACGCGAACGTCGCGGGCCTTTTTTAGAAACGCAGTTGCAGCGGCAGGGTCGCCAGATGTTACTTGCGCCGGTGTCAAACCATCCATGTATTCATCTATGGTGTCATCAAGCGCCGCAATTATTGCACGTTCTTTAGGTGTGCCGCGCCCAGCGCCGCTTTGGGTGTAAGGGAGATCACGAACGGATTTCCTAAATTCTTCCAGCATTTCAAACGACATAGGTTTGCCAGATTTTTTACTGAACAAATCTAACGCTTGGTTAACTAACTTGTCTGTGTCGGGATCGTACCGCAAAGCGCCTAGTTTTGTACGCACTGTAGCGTCCAAGTCAGCCATTGCTTGCGGAGCGATGTTTACGTTCTCCGCTTCCATTGCGCGGTATAGCTTACCAGACTCTTCTTTCAGCGCGGCAGCAGTTACAGGTTTTACACTAGGCGTAGCCACTTTACCGCCAGCAACAGCAGCAGGCACAGACAACGCCATCAACGCATATGGGTTTGTAACATCAAAATAGTTAGACGCAACAGATGGCGCGCCAGCAGCGCCGATGGCTGCGCCGGTCTGGCCTCTGGTGTTCTGGCCCATCATACGCATGAAGTTCATTGACTGCGGCGATGTAGCTACGTCAGCTAATGTCTTAAAACCTTGCGCTTGACTACCCGCGCCAGAAGCTGCTTGCAGCACGTCGCTGTACACTTGTTCGCCGGGCGTTTCTGGCGCGCGGCCTATGCCGACGCTTCTGTAGCCTTTGCTGATAGTCTCTGACGGCAGCGGGACGCGGTCGCCGCCGAACAGCGGGGCAGCCAAGTTATATACGCTTGTGCCAAGATCGCCCGCACCTAACGCTAGTACGCCGCCGGCTGCGCCGGGGGCAGCGCCGACACCAGCAAACGGTGCGCCAGCCAGCGCGCCAGCGCCAGCCGCAGTTGCGTAAGGCAACAGTGCGTTTGTGGTAACGCCGGCTATTTGCGTAGCCTTGTCCATGCCCGTGCGCTCACGCTTAACTTTAGCGGGCTTAAACTGCTCAAACGGGTTTACTTCCGCCTTAACTTTGGCAGCAGGCGGCGCCTTAAACTGAGCAAACGGATTTGGTTCTTCTTTTGCCATTTACCGTTGACCTAACACTTTTGCCGCAGCACCTTTACCAAATACGCGGTCAAACATGGCGCCCTGCTTCGGGCCGGGGTTTTTACGTAACATCTGCTTTGCTGCTTCGGGGATGACAGGCGTCTTAGTTACGGCGCGGGGAGCGGCAGGGGCAGCAGTACGTGGTGCGCCGTACAGTTCTTCTAGTGTAGCAAGAGTGGTACGCGCCGCTTCAATTCCCTGCGTAGGGTCTGTCAGTGCATCCAATGTCAACTGAAGTTCTACGTTTGAGTTCATTTCTTGCGCGGACATACCTGTCGCGTTCTTAATGGCGGTCGCCAACAGCTTACGCGAGTTGATGATCTCGGATAGATACTTAGAGTTTGTCGTACCGACCATCTTTTGCGCTTCGCGGCCAAGGCTTGAAGTACCAAAATAATCCATCGCATTGGCAAACCCGCCGCGGGTTTCTGATGGAATAGCTTCGGCCTTATCCAACGCTTCATAAGCTGCGCGGACTTTATTAATCAGCGTGCTTACCTGTTTGCGGCCCGGCGCTTTTTCTGCGGCCTTCTTTTCAGTTTCAACAGTCGCGGTAGCCCGCGCTGTTGCCGCCGCTCTGGCTGCCGCTTGTTCAGGTGTTTCACGCTGCACCGCTGCTTCCGCTGCGACACGCGACAAAGGAACCTGTGCCGATCCGGGGTACGGCGACATACTTGGATTGCGGCCTTTAATCTGCTGGCCGACCTGATATTGGGCCATTGTATTCTGCATTGGCGGTGCGCCGGCTAGGCCAGCGGTCTGCGATTGCATCGGCTGTGCGCGTAAATTAGCAAACTGCGATTGCGGTGTCTTGCCGTCATACGACATTGGCGAGACAGCCATTTGGTCAGGCAAGGTTGCGGGTGCGCCGCGGACCTGATTGTCGGTGACGCCGGGGGCGTTTGGCGCAATAGTTATATTATGTTGACGCGCCCAAGCCTCAAGCTTTGGTCCGCTTCCGGGTTGAGCAATACTAACCAACTTATCAAAGTCGGCCTTCGCCATAACGCCCGTTTCCAGCGCGGAGTCTACAACCAGCGAAAGCGAGTTAACTGGCGCTGCGGCGCTATTCGGTTTGTAGCCAGACGCAAAAGGATTAGCCGCGGCTGCTGCTGGCGGTGCGGTTGGCGTCCTAGGTGCGGGCGCAGGTGCCGCGCCAGTGTTTGCAGGGCCGGTTACAACGCCGGGCATTATTCTAGTTGGGAAAGAACCTGTAGGGCTTGTTTCCTTAATGTATAGGTTTCCGTCGGCATCAAAGATGTCGCTGTGGTTTACAGCAAACTGATCTTTAGCGTCTAAAGTGCGGATAATTATCCGCTTACGATTTTCCTCAAACCGGCTGGGGTCGCTTACCAAGTCCGCTATTGTTTCATCTATACGCTTTTGAAGCGCAGGGTCCGGAAACTCTTGTTTTAACCGTTCGCCGCGGGCTATGGCTTGGTCAGGTGTGCTTGAGTTAGCAAGATCATTAGCCGTCGTTTTATAGAACTTCATGACGTAATCTAATTTTGCAACGTCAGCAGCAGTTCTTCCTGAAGCTAACGCTGCCGGCTGCAACGCTTCTTCGCGCGCGCCTCGCTCTTGCTGCAACACCAATGTTTTCTGCGCTGCGTCGGCTTGACGTTCAGCCGCTTCTTGCTGCTTTGTCCGGTTCATCATGTTGACGTACTTCTCGGTCTGCGCGGCTGGGTCCGGCATCTTGAGCAAGTTTATCTTAGGCATTGTTTGGCTTGGCATATCAATAAACCTTTTTAACCGACGGGTTTGGTGCGGTTGTAGTAACCCATTATGGCGTTGTTTAAAGGCGCGGCGGTAACAAACCCAGATATTTGACCAAGGGCGTTGTTAAAGGCGTTAGCTGTTCCTGCATAGCCTGACGCGCGGGCGTTTCCTATGTTTGTCGCATTTCCGGCTTGTGCGTTGCCGATATTGTAGGCGCTCTGCGAAGCAGCGTTGCCTATGTTTGCCGCGCCGCGTTGCGCTGCGTCTGAAACATAGAAAGCGTTATTTGCAGTGTTCGTGCCACGGTCCAGCGTAAGACCGCCTACTGTGCCGTAATACGCCGCGTCGTTTGCTTTGGTCGCAGCGCCGCGGTTCATAAGGTTTTGGGCGGTTGTACTGCCGCGCGCCAAACCAAGTCCAGCGGTCGCTTCACCTAGGTTTAACGCATTTGCTGATGCTGTCGCGCCGCGTTGCATAGCGATATTGCCTGTTGCGGCCCCGCGATTCGTAGCAATATTGCCAGTTGTAGTCCCGCGACCTATAGAGTTTGCAGATGTTGCCTGCGCCCGCGCCAAAGCGTTTGCCGCATTGTTTGATCCAAGCTGGCCCGCAGCGCCCGTCATAACATTTGATGCTGACTGACCCGCAGATGACAAACCCCCAAGCGTGTTAAGGCGAGCAGCACGCTCAGTTTGAGCGCGGTTAAATGCGTTCTGGTATTCTTGGCTGGCTAAGTCTTGACCGAACCGTTGGATATTCTTTAGGGCGCCGCCGGACAATATGCCCCCGCGTGCAGATGCTGAACGCTCTAGCCCCTTCAAACCTTCTGCTTGACGGAAGGCATAGCCGGGGTCTTGCTGGAACTGGTCGGTACCAAAAGCCCGTGCGTACTCGCCGTAATTGGCAGCGGTCGTGTCGCCGCCAAGGCCCATAAGCTGCATAATCTGCTCTTGGGCAGTAAGGCCGCTTTTTATAAATGGGTCTTGAAATTCGCCCTGCCGTTGGTACGCCTGCTCAAAATCACCTCTGGCCGTAGTATAGCCCAATTCCGCGGCGGCCTGCGCCTCGTCAAAACCCCTGTTGGCGTCGGTTAGGGCTGTGTCAAAACCCCTGTTGACATCGCCCAAAGCGGTGCCAAAACCCGCATCGCTAGCAGCCTGCGCCGCGGCGTATGAAGTCCTGTATGCGTCTTGAGCGGTGTCATAGCCCTTGTCCGAAGCTGCTTGCGCGCCAGTGAACGCCGCCTCGTCCGCCATGCGCGCTTCGTTGTAGCGCAAGCGTTCCAAATTCTGCGCTTGGAAGTTTGCTTCATTCTGCGCCTGTTGCGCTACTGCTGCCGCTTCTCTTGCTGCTGCAACGGACTCAGCCGATGCGGTGCGCTGCGCTTCTAATCCCAGCGCCGCTGCACGTTCCTGCGCTGCCGCCGCGGTGTTAGATGCGGATATTTGCGCGGCAGCCGCTTTTTTAGATGCGCCAATGGATACCCCGGCGCCTAACGCCGCTGTTCCAGCTACTACTGCTGCTGCTGCCAAACCCATTTTACGCTTCCTTCAGTTGCAAACGGTATGCACTACCGTGATCTTGCGCGCCTAGGCGCTTGTATAGCATAGAAATACGGGGACCAGAACCCCTTTTGCCTGCCTCAAAAAAGACTTCGTCAACACCTTTATTTTTTAACTCTTTAATTGCCTCGCGTTGCAACTTCAACCCTAAACCGGGGAACTCTGGCGACGCAAAGAATGTAGTGTTTGTCGCGGACAAAATGTCAGGTGAAGTCAACGATGGCGCTATTAGCGTCATCAGATAACCAAACATACGACCGTTACACCGAGCGGTCATAATCTGCATACCGCCAACGCCGTACAGCGCGCGCATAAGCGGCAAGTTTTTATTCTGCCAGTTGCCCGGTGTTTCGCCTACCTGAATAAGATGCTCGTCAAACAGACTGTCAGCGTCGCGCACCCAGCTATCAAAGTCTTCTGTCTGGAAGGTGACGCCTTCGGGCGGCTCATTAACTTTCGGCGCCATCGCCGTTATAGTCTGGTGCTTGGCAATCGACGCCAGCTTTTCCATTGCTGGTGCGTATGCGTTGTAGTGACGCATCATTGCGGGCAAATTGATTTGGATGTTGACAGGCGCCATACGCGCATAGTGGTCAAGGTCGTGCGGCTGTTGGAGACAATGCTCAAACACTGCCGCGCAAGTGTCTTCTTCATTCAAGCTGTCGAACGATACGGACAGGACGTTGGGTAGCCGCGCCTCAATCTGGTCTAGGCTGCGGTCCAGCTTCAGCAATAGCGCGTCAAGACCAGCGCGGTCAAACTGCGTGCCGGCTATCTTCAGCAGACTTTCGGCAACTTCGTCACGCGGGCGGCGGACAACCAGAACGCGGGCGTTGGGCGCAAACTTGTCTAGCAGCCGCCACCAAGGCGCACCGGCTGTCTCCGCCGTGCCAATGTTAGGCTGCGAGAACCATGCCTGCACATCGTCAATGCTACGCATATGCCGTAACTCTTCGTGGCCGCACACCCATTCACCGTAAGTCAGAAACTGGGACAGCCAAGCTGACCGCGACCTAGGTAAAGAGAATACGACAAACGGCGGCATTAACTAATCTCGCGGCCAGACGCGCGCAAGTTGACTGCCGCTGCCGCTGACGCAAGCGTAGAGACAAACCCGCCGGACGGCAGGGTGTGGCCTACGATCTCTGGAAAGGTGTAAGTCTCGCCGGGTTGCAGCGTCCGCGTCTTGACGATCAAGTTGCTGTTGCCTGTAGCTTCGCTGACCGCTGCCAAGTTGACGCTTACGTTAACCATGCCGCTGCTGAAGTTGGTGGCCGTAAACTTGTCAATGATAGTTGTGGTGCTGCTTGGCGACACATACTGCGTAGTCTGCGTGTTTTCCATATTCTTGGCGGGGATGATGTTTGCTGCGATAATTGGCATGGCCTATCCTATCAGGTTACGTTGCCGGTGACGTAGAATACTTCAGTGCCGACGCACAGCACTGTAGCGACGCCGTAGGCTGCAATGGTGCGGCTGCCTGTGGTTGCAGTGCCGCCAAGCCGTAGCGTCGTTCCAGCGCCCTGTGTGAGCGTCACGGTGCTGGCGCTGCTGTTGACCACATAAAACAGGTTTCCTGCTACAAACACGCCCGACGGGACTGTGGTGGTTGCAGACACATACAGGTGCTTACCATCGTCCGACGCGGCAGCCGTAGTGTTGAGGCTTTGCGGGACGCTGCGATAGCCAACAGTGAACGGCGTGCCGAGGCTGTCATTGACCGTTGACGCCGAAGCCAGACCTGTGATGGTCTTGTTTGTCAGCGTCTGCGTAGCTGTCAGATAGACGCCGTTCGTCACAGTGCCAGCGTTACCCGATATGTCGCCGGTGATAGTAGATGTTGTGATTGTGACGCCGCTGATCGTGCCGCCGGTGATAGCCACGTTGTTGGAGTTCTGGCTGGCAACGGTGCCGTAGGTCGCAATGTTGTCTACGGTCCATTGCAACACGTCGGTCGCGCTTTCCAAGACTACTTTGTAACTAGTAGCGGTAGAGAACCACAGGTTACATTCGCCGCGGGAGTCCAGAATAACTGGGTTGGTGTTGGGCGTAACCCCTGACGCATCAGTGTACGTCTGCAAAGGGGTTGTTGTACCGGCTGCATAGGTATAGACCTTGCCGCCGACCAACGGGCTACCGTTAGCATCGAAGAATTGTGCTTTAGGTTGTGGAGCAAGAACAGTCATATCTAAACCTTAGTTGATGTTGTCCGTAACCGTCAATATGACGGACGGAATTGCGGGGACAGGGCCGCTGGCCGCTGCGGCTTCAATTTCACAGTTTGTATTACTTGTAGACCAAACCAGTTCAAAATAATCACCTGCGTTTAATTCTATCACAAAATTCCATGCGGCGACAGCCGATGAACTGCTCCCGGCTAACGTCACGCTTGTTGCAGAGTTTGCCGCGTTAGTACCGTTTACTCTGTACCAGATAAAAACGTTTCCTGAACCGCCGCCAGATTTGTTAAGTTGCGCGGAAAACTGAAAGTTGTACGTGCCTACGCGGTCCACGTACACACGCGACGTAGGTGTGCCGATGTAGACGCCATCAGTTATGCTTGTAGAGTTAAGCGTGATTGGATATGCCGTACTAGTAGCGGCGGCTGTCTGCGTGGTGGTGTCGAAGAACGCACCGTAACGCTTGTCGCTCACCTGCGGCGTGTACATTGGGGCCAAGTCTTGCCCAAAAGACGAACTTGCCGCCGAGTTAGCTTGACCACCGCCCGTCAGCGTAAAAAGATTAAACAGATACCTGTACCACTCACGCGTCACCGTGCCGTCAGCCGCGTCCGTAATTGGGACGCGCGACGCGGGGATACGGGTAAGTAAGTCGTTAGGCATTTGTGCCGCTCAGTTGCAGTTCAGCGCCGGTCAAGTAGATACGGACAGGGTCACTGCCAGACACTTCGTAGACGCGGTCGCGCAGCTTTAGCGTCATGCCAAGCCGGCGCCATATGACGCGGGTGCCAGTGGCGCCGATCTTGCCCATAGATGCCCAGTGTTCGTTAGACCATGTATGGCCGCCATCGTCGGACCAGCGGAGCATGGCTTGCGGATCGTCGCCTTGGCCGTCGTTCAGGCCAACGCCTGTCTCGCACTCAAGCTGCAAGCTATGGTTTGCTGTACGCGTGAGATTGTTCTGGCCTGTCGGCAGCGCGCGCCACGACCGCAACCAACGCTGCGCTATATCGTTGTCCGCAAAAACATTTAGTTCAAACGTGTAGATGTTGCCGTTAGCGTAGTCGCCGACGATGATGTTGCCTTGGAAGTTACACTGGCAATTGCTGCGATGGCGTGAGAATGCACCGCTGACACCAGAAGGCGTAAGCGGCAGTACAGTGTAGAATGCGCCGGAATAAAACGATTCAGCCTCAAACCCGCCTTCAGACGGCGCAATGGCAGAGTAAGATGACCGCTGATGCCATGCGCCAGTGGCAGCGTCGTACACCCACGTTTCGTCCGCGGATGGGAACGACAAGACGTAGAACGCATGGCCGTCCTGCTGGTAGGTGTAGCCCACAGCGTCGCTCATATCTAGATAGTTTTGGATTTGCCATTCAATTGCGTGCGTTGATATGCGCTGCGCGCTATAGCCAGCCGCACGGTAAATGACGCCTTGGCCGCGGGCATCCGCGCCAAGCCAGAACACGGTGTTGTCCATCTTGGCGATGGAGTACGGCGCCGCGCAACCGATTTCATTAAACGCGCCTTGGATCGGTGACAGCGGGAAGTCCAACCCGCCTGAGTTATACCACACTTCGGTGGAGTCGGTGCCAAACACCCAACATTCGCGGTGGTCTACGAGTATACCAACGACGCCATCAGGGCTACCTTCGGCGCTGGCGAACTCTAGCGGGTCAATCTGGAAGCCGTCAAAAAGCTGCGTCACCCAAAGTTTCTGGCTATTAGGCTCGTTAAACACAAAATAGCCGTCGAGATAGCCGACAGTAACCGCGCCCGGAAAGTCAGGGTCAGTGATCTGCCCAAACGTGTTGGTTGACTCGTCGTAGATATACGCGTCAGGGTTGCAGGCAAAGAATATCTGTGTGCCGTTGTCAGCGATGGACACAGGGCCAGTGCCGGTTACGTCGCCCAGCTTGACAGGTGTTCCGGTCAGGCTGGACAGTTTGTAGACTTCAAAGCCAGACACAACGTAAAAGTCATCGCCGCGTGTTTGGTGCGCCCACAGCCCGCGGATCGGGCCATCACCTATAACTTGCTGAAGCTGCAAGCCGGGGCAACGCTGAATGAACGCTGGCTCTATGCCGCCTTCTGGCACCGCTTCTGGAAACAAGTTTACCATGCGTGCGTTGGCAGCGTTTACTGAACGGGCCACATACGCGCTGCCCAATATGGGCGTCTTCATTAGTAGTTTCCTGCAAAAATGTTATACCGCTGGCGCG